GCTTCTAAACCACACTCATGGCACACGATCTTTAACCTATCTGCTACAGGCTTCCATTGCTGTCTGGTTATAGGCTCTGTAAGCGTCCAATACACATGCACGCCGCGCCCAGAATTAACTAGTGTTGGTTTTGGTAACCCTACGTTGGTACAAAAGTCTTTTAGTGCCTCAATACCATCAGACTGTGTTTCGTAAGGCTTACCTTCTCCGCAGTCAATATCTAACCAAAATGCTTGGATTGCTTTGACGTTATCAGTCGTTCGCGTATTGTTGTTCTCGTACTTCGAACACGCAAAATAAACATCGTAGTGTTTAGCTAATAAGTCGCTTGCTTCCTTCTCTACTTCCTCCAAGGTCTGCACAAAGACCTGCTTTGGCATACCGGATTTTTTTAATCCTACAATGCAGTACCATCCTCCGTTTTGAGGTAGCACTACTGATAGCAAACTTGCCTTTGCCATTTGTACCGTCCATGCCGATTGTTATAGTTTGAACTTAGCCTTTTTCAGCATCTCCAATATCTTCTCCGCTTTCTTCTGACGGGGTATCCATTCGCCTACAAACCATTTATAGATGGTCATGCGGCTAACTTTGAAGTATTCGGCAACGTCTGAAACAGGTATCTCTTTTTGGATGCAGAATCGCCCCAGCACTACACCGGGGCTTCCTGTATCTGCTTCTAAGTTCGCTTTAATAATTCTGGAAGCGTAACCTCGATTATCCATAGCTTAATCATCGTCATCGGACGACCAACTATTGATTACGTCAGCAAAGTCTTTTTTAGGAGTAGGCTCTGCATTCTTTTTTGATACACGCTTAGTCGGTTCAGATACTTCACTGGGGGGACTCGCTTGGATAGCCATGACGGGCGTTGATCTCTTCGGCCCATCAATTGCCGCCGGAGTTTGGATAATCGCTGATTTAGCTGCCGGGCTGTCACCTTTCTCACGAGCAATCTCCCATTCTTCACGCAATAAAAATCGTATTGGTTTAAATGTTAGCTTCGGTGTATCGCTGTCGGAATCCATACGCATTTCAGTAACAAGCGTATTGATGTTTTTACCTTGCGAACCCACGTACTTAGCGTACTGTTGGAACGGCATCTTGTCTGTATCCGCACGACCAAAGATAGACTTCGATGGTAGGGTCAACTGGTATACGTCACCACGAATATCATCAGCAAGAACAACTGCTAATCGCTGTTGGAATCGGCAAGCACGCGAATCATTCTGGCCTGAACCTTTAATATTCTGTGGGCAACCTTCGCATGACGAATTCTGTGGGCTATCAATACTTGCGTCAGGATGTTTACCATCGTTTGACCAACAGTCGGGGGGCGCAACCTCACCGGGAACATACTTACCTGCGTAGTATTGGCGGGCAACTTCACGACCACCGTTAACAATAACGATGTTCATAGAACGGCTTTCATTCTTAGCGATCTCTTCGCCGTTAACCATCATGCGGAACACGCCGCCACGAATAGAGATTCGTTTTACTGAAGTATTACCAGCAAGCGATTTTGTTAAATCATCAAGCTCAACTTCTTTGAGGTAGTCTGGCAGATTGTTTGATTGAAACAGAGTAATGTCACTCATTGATTTCTCCTAGTTATTTACGTTTGATGGTGAACTCGTATTCACTATCTATGTTTAGTCCCGGCGGGTGAATGTCAGGGTTATGGTCTATGAACTCCTTCATGTTAGTTTGGTGAATACGCTTCTCCAATACTTCCATTATGTTGTTGTCGTGCATAAAGCGATAGAAGCTTTCCCAATCGTTAGTCCAGTAACGGTTCTTAACGGTACGGTAGGCAACAAAGTCAGGGGTGGAAAAGCTAGTGGCTCCGGTTTGCTTAGATAGTTCGAGTAGCTTGTACTTCAAGGTAGCCATCTGTTCTTCTAGCTCCGCAGTTTTAGACTTATATTCGCGGTATATCTCTTCTTTCTTGTCGCGTATTTTGACGTACGTGGCGACAATTTTATCAACTGGCACATCCATGTTTCACTCCTTCGATAAAGATGCCAGCCTTTATCATACCAGTGTTCTTTACACTGTCAAGTGTTTTCTTCTACCTCTTGTTTGTACAAATCAATTATTTTTGTATGGAACTCAAGTTTATTTTGCAGCATTTTATAAAGCTTTTCTTCTACAGGACTGCCTTCTATGTGAACAACAGTTACAGGATTTTTTTGCCCTTGACGATGCACACGAGCATTAGCTTGTAGATAATATTCAATAGACGTAATAGGGGAATACCAAATTACTACATTTGCTGCGGTTAGCGTAACCCCATGTGCAGCAGCTTGCGGTTGTATTAACAAAACTTTAGGGTCGGCCTCTTCTTGGAACTTTTTAAATATTTCTGTACGTTTATTGACAGGCACGTTGCCGTTAATTACTTCGCAAGTAATACTGTTCTTCGTTAAAAAATCTTCTAGCAAATTAATGGTGTGCGTAAACGGAACAAATATTAAAACTTTTGCAGTAGCTTCTTCAATAACTTCTTGCACTACGCTAAGCCGAGACGATACGTCAAACTCCATAACATTTTTGTTATCTGTATATACAGCGCCGCCAGATATTTGTAGTAGCTTAGTAAGGTTAGCTGCTGCGTTAACCGCAGACACATCTTCACCTGCTGCGTGGATTAAGAAATCTTTCTTTAATCTTTGGTAATAAGCTAATTGTTGAGGACTTAGGGGTGCAACACGCGACACATGGGTGACGTCTGGTAAGTCTAGGCACTCTGCTTTTGTAAACCGCACCGCTGGCTGTAGCAGTTTATGTACGATAGATTCTGCCTGTGGTTTCGGCACCCACCTAAACCTTGTAAGCTGTGTCATAACTGTATCTCTAAACGCGCCATACAATTGCGGCGTACGTTCTGGCACGCATAGTTTAGCCAAGCCATACGCATCTAATGGGGATTGCGCTGCTGGAGTACCCGTCATCATCCATATCCACGTTTTGTGGTTGACAATTTCTTTCATTACTTTGGATCGTTTGGTACGCGCATTTTTATATGCGTTTGCTTCGTCGATAATAATTAAATCAAACTTTGCGTTTTTAATATCGTCGGCAACAACTGCCACGCCATCAAAGTTAATGATGACAAACTCAGCGGGGCTGTTAATAACTTCTCTACGTTTCTCTTTACTGCCGTGAGCTACGTTAACGGTACGATGTACTGCGAATTTAAACAAATCAGCTTGCCATGCTGATTGCATAATAGATAATGGGCAAATTACTAACACGCGGTTAATGGTTCCGCGCTCCATTAAGTAATCTGCTGCCCAAATAGCGGAAGCGGTTTTACCAGTACCCTGCTCATTAAAACAAAATCCTCGGCGGTTAAGCGTCAGAAAAGAAGCTGTGGTCTTTTGGTGCGCCATCGGAGGATGTACGCCGGGCCAATCGTAGTCCCTTGTTATCGGAGAAGGCACGTTCTTTATGAACTTGTTTAAAGTCTGTGCTTCCTCTAGCCCCCAGAAAACTACAACCTCAGACACGTCACCGCGCTTAACGGTTACCTTGCTTTTCTTAATGGTTTCGGTAATGCGGGTAGGCCATTTAGTTCGCACTACTAATAGCTTGTCGTTAACTATTTGCATTTAGATATTTTTCTTTACGGTATGGTCTGACTTTCGTGGGTATGAACGGTTGTCACTCGCAGCTTTTACACGCAAGTTACTCTTCGTAGTCTTACCACCTTTTGACAAAGGAGTTTTATGGTCAACATCTTTGCCATCTCCTTTATGTACAAGTCCGGCTTCTTCCATCATGCGCCTAGCTTTATTCCGCTGTGCGCGTTTTTTCTTTACCTTTTCCGTACCATCGTACTGTTCGTATTCTTTTTTGTAAGGTCTCGGTTTGTTCACGTATGGCATCGTTTAACTCCCATTCATTAGTTAAAAAGGACACCGCAAGAGCAAGCATCAAACAGCATATACCCGCGCTTATAAAGAATCCCGACAACCATATAATAACGACAAATAAATCCATGTCAAACTCCTATAAACGCAGCGCAGCCTAAAGCTACTTTTACAAGATCATCCATTGTTTTTCTCCTTTGTCGGCCCACCGCTATAGAACATTGACCCGC